TGTTCAGGAACGCTGAAGGCGAGGTCGTGAAGGCCCAGCTGCGTTACCGATTCAACGCTGACGAGGATTGGAGCGAACCATCAAAGCTGACCCATCAGCCACGCATCGACCCAGAACACCCGAGCGTCGCATGAATCCGTTAACCATCATCTTTGCGGCAGCATGCGCAGTGTCCGGCTTTGGCCTGATGCTGGTATCAGATCCTGAAACAGACACAGCAGGGCTGGTGTCCGAGTCCACCGTGTACACGGCTCCCCTTCGAGGCACGGTGGGCTTGGACAGCCCCTCAGACGCGCCAGGAAGCGATATGAGGGTGGTTACGACCATGCCCCCATACACAGGCCCAGGCTGCCAAGAATGGGCTGATACAGCGCTCAGGGCAGGCTTTGTGCTTGATGACCTATGGATAGCCCTACAGGTCGCAGAGCTCGAGTCAATGTGCCTGCCGGATGTAGTCGGTGACAACGGAGACAGCTTCGGCCTGATGCAGATTCACACGCCATCGTGGTGCAAACCAAACAAATACTGGCCACGTGGCTACCTGCAAACCCAGGGCATGATCAATGACTGCACCGAGCTATTTGACCCACTCACCAACTTGTGGGTGGCGTGGCATATTGCAACCAAATACGGATGGGACAACTGGAGCACGTATGACCGCGTTGTGGGCTGAAGTATTCATGCTCAGCGTGTTTGCCATCTACATTGTGGTAGCCATTTGGTACCTTGCACGACCTATAAAGGATGACAATGAGCAGCAGCAACATTGATCCAGGTGACGCGGCCTATCGCGCCTGGCAACTCACCAAAGGTGATCGCATGGCCCAATATGGGCACCCATTTGATGACTACACCCGGGTACGTCGCATATTCGGCAGCTTCACCAACTTCCATCACAACCTCAGCACCCAAGAGGCCATCATGTTTATGGTGTGCGTCAAACTTGCTCGGCTTTGGAAGTCGCTAGAGGAAGGCAAGATGCACGAGGATTCGCTGGTGGATGCGATTGGTTACCTGAACTGTCTGCACATGGCTGATGCACGTGATCAGCTACTCGATGCCCCATTGCACGTGGTAGGAGACATGGCGATTTATCGTGACGAGCCCACAGAAGCGTAAAGGTCATGCAGCCGAACTGGCTGTAGTCAAGTGGCTACGTGCCAAAGGCATCAATGCCGACCGCGTGCAGGCCGGCACGCACAAAGACCGGGGCGATATCAACGGATGGCCGGGCATTGTGATTGAAGTCAAAGACCGCAAAGCACACTCCTGGCACGGCTACTTTGAGCAGCTGCGCAGGCAGATTGCAAATGACAAAGCCTGGACAGGCGTGATTATCGCCAAGCGCCCAGGAATCACAGATGTGGGCGAATGGATGGCGGTCATGCCGGTCAAAGAGTGGTACGAACTGATGTGCCTATTGGAGGAATTGGGATCATGAGTTTCAACCTTGACAACTACGTTGACGTGCCAACGCGCCTGCGCATGGCGCTAGAGAAGTTTCCAGATTTGCGTGTGCAGGAATCACAGCCCACATTCCGTGAGGTCAACGAAAAGCTGTACATTGAGATTCGTTGCACCGTATGGCGTGACAAAGATGACCAGCTGCCCTGCATTGCGTACTGTTGGGAGCCATTTCCCGGGCGTACGCCATACACAAAAGATTCAGAGCAGATGAATGCCAGCACCTCGGCCTTAGGTCGAGCATTGGGCATGATGGGCTTCGGCATCGATCACAAGATGGCCAGCAAACAGGAAGTGTTAGCCAGGCAAGAGCCCGAAAAGCCGCGTGTCGAGATTGCGCGCTACCCGGATGGCGAACCCATCCCCGACCCATTCACAGGCGAACCACAAACCAACGTGGTGCCATTAAAAGCAGGCCCAGGCAAGGCATCGGAAAAGCAAATCGGGATGATTCGAGTGCTCGCCAAAACTCGAGGATTCACGCCTGGCTCACAAACGATGCGTGAGATTGGTGAAGTGCTTGGCCGTAACGTAGTCAAGTTTGATGAGCTAACTAAGCAGGAGGCATCAGCAGTCATTACTGCTTGGAAAAACTGAAGTACGCCAATCACATTGGTGCGTTCAGGCCGCGTGACCTGATGTAGGTGCAAATCCTCGGTGACTCATCATCATCAGTTCGCCCATCAGAAGGGCAGGGCAGACCATGCGAACAGATCCATCGTGTGGCGAGTGTGAACCGTGCTTCAACAACGGTCGGGATGGAGCCCGGGGGCACTCTGCCTAAGTAACCTTGACAACATGAAAATCAAATGCAGCTATGAAACGGTGCTCGAGATTGGTGACTGCCGCGAGTGCGGTGAGCAAAACCTCTCAACCAAATACGGTGATCAACTCACCGAAGCCGGGCCAGTGTGCTACCTCTGCCACCAACGATTGATAGCAACCGAGCAACGCGAGGGCGCTAGGACAAGCGAAGCGCGTCAGCGGTAGTCCCCCATGCCAAGCAAAAAGACCCGGGTACGGTCAAAACAGTACTACAAAAACCGGGGGGTGGTACTCCAAGACAAACCCCGATGCCATTGGTGCAAACGCAGGCAAGCCACCGAAGCAGATCACATCATTGAGATTGACCGAGGTGGCACGGATGACCTGGACAATTTGGTGCCGGCCTGCAAGGAATGCAATGCGCGACGCGGAGCCAACTACAAAGCAGCAAAGCAGAGAGCAACGCAAGCCCGACGACCCGGACACCGGCCACCTGCCCAAAGCAAAGCCAAACCAAAGCAAAAGCCGAAAGCGTTTTTGGATGAACGTCTACCCCTCACCCCGCGCCCATCCTTCTCGTTATCCGAAAAGACAAAGCCCGAGCGAAAAGGAAAAGGTCATGACCTGCCGCGAATCGAAACGATCATCAAGGATGCTGCCGGAAGCTATGGGCCCGAAGTTGCAGATTGGGCTCAGCGTATTCTCGGAGTGGAGCTTATGCCCTGGCAGAGGCATGTTCTCAACGGTCAACTTGCCGTGGATGCTCAAGGGAGGTTCCTCAACCACGTTTCACTTGTCAGTGTCAGTCGACAAAACGGAAAGACAGTAGCGCTCAAGAGTCTGCTGTCGTGGTGGCTGCTGAAGTACTCGCTGACGGCCGGGCCACAAACCATTCTCAGTACAGCTCACCGGCTGGATCTAGCCACAGCGCTATTTCAAGACCTGGCACCGATCATTGAGGAAAAGGCTGGTGTCAAAGCTGTGTGGGCTTATGGCCGTAACAGCATCAAAGTTGGTGACTCGAAGTGGTATGTCAAAGCAGCCAGGCCATCGAGTGGTCACGGTATGTCTGTTGACCTGATCATTGCTGACGAAGTGTTCGGTATTGACTCCGAGACACTGGACATTGGTTTGCTGCCGACTCAGCGTGCCCGGCCGAATCCGTTGTGCTCGATGTGGAGCACCGCAGGCACGGAAGACAGTATTGCGATGCTCAGGTGGCGTGAGCAGGGCTTGCGTGCGATTGATTCAGGTGAAGTCACCAATTCGGTGTACCTGGCTGAATACAGTCCACCACCTGAACTGGATCCGATGACCGAGGCTGCGTGGGAGTACGCCAACCCGGCGCTCGGGCACACGCTCGACATACGCACAGTTCAGGCCGAAGCCAAAGGCCCGAACAGGGCTGGATTTCTGCGTTCTAGCGTGAACCTATGGGTGCAATCAGAGTTGTCGTGGCTGCCGCCTGGGCGGTGGGAATCACTTGCTACCGACTTGCCACCATCGCCGGGCGGCGTGCTCGCCGTGGAAGTCTCGCTCGACGATGGCCGATACGTGGCTGTACGTGTCAACGCGAATACTGCTGGGATGCTGACTGCGACTGTCGCATTCATGTGCGAAACAGTGACACAGGTATGGGATAACATTCGGGCTCAGTTGGCCTCCAACTCAGGCTTGCAAGTTGCTATCACGCCGACACTGGACACCAACTGCCCCTCCGATCTGCAACGTCGCAGGGTGCTGGTCGGCTACCAGGAGATCACCCGGTACACATCAATGGTCAAAAACCTGATCAATGAGGGTCGTGTTGCGCACACTGGGGAGACAATGCTGGCTGAGCATGTCGGTAGAGCTGTGGCTGTACGCACTCCGGGCGCTATCGCGTTGTCATCACAGAAATCATCGGGACCGATTGAGTTGGCACGATGCTTGGTGTGGGCTGTTGGCATGATGAGCCGACCACGACCGATGGTGAACCGGCCAGTCATTGCATCGAGTGCCTAGACTGTTCGCACGATGGCATTCTCACTAAAGCGCGCAGTACCCAATACCACCAACGCACAGATTGGCGCGGCTGGCGCTGCCGGCAACCCATTGGTCGGCAACTTCATCAACTACACAGCCGATTTTAACCGCCAGCAGGCAATCCAGATACCCACCATTAGCCGGGCACGTGACCTGATCTGCTCAATGGTTGGCTGTCTGGAAATCCACCAGTACTCAAAGCAGTGGGTCGGTGAGGACTATGAGGATGTGCACCTGCCCGATGACACGTGGTTTCATCAGCCAGATCCCAACGCGACACGCAATTTCATCATGTCCTGGACAACCGATGACCTGATGTTCTACGGTCGCGCATTCTGGGTAGTGACCAGCCGATTCGGCAATGGCTTCCCGGCAACCTTTACGTGGATTCCGGCGGCCGATGTGCAAACACTCGATCAGGCTGGGCCACTGTATTACGGACCTAGCAAACAGATTGTGTTTCAAGGCTTGAGCCTTGACCCAAACGACGTAGTGCAATTCCTGAGCCCAATTCAAGGTTTGCTGAGCATGGGCGCTCGAGCAATTCGCACCAACATCAACCTTGATACCAGCGCTGAGCGCTTTGCAAAGAATCAAACTCCAGCCGGTGTCCTAAAACAAACCGAGGGCGAGCCATTGAGCGCCGAGGAACTGAGTGAACTTGCTGCCGGATTCGCCGCTGCCCGAAACAACAATGCGATTGCTGCGTTGAACCAGTACGTGGATTGGAAAGAGTCCTACATGGATCCGAGCAAGTTGCAGCTGACCGAGGCACGAACATACCAAGCACTAGAAATGGCACGCATCGCAAACATTCCGCCGTACCTGGTTGGCGCACCATCAGGATCCGGCATGACGTACCAAAACGCGCAGCAGGCCCGACAAGACTTGTATTTGTTCGGTGCCAAGCCATTCATTGACTGCATCGAACAGACACTCAGCCAAAACAGCGTGACACCACGCGGCCGATACATTTACCTCGACGTTGAGAGCTACCTGGAGGAAGCCGACATGTCTCCCGAGCAGGACAACGCTGCACCTGCTCGGGGGCTACCCTCTAATGACGAAAGTGAGGCGTAATGCTTAAGCTCACCGCATCCGAAACATTCATCATCGCTGAAGAAAGCGAATCGCCCAGGACAATCTCCGGCGTAGCCGTACCCTGGGATGTAGAAGCCACCGTCTCGGATGGCACTCGCGTCAAGTTCGCTCGAGGCAGCCTGCCAGTGACCGGCAAAAAGCCCAAACTGCTCAAATACCACGACGACATGCAACCAGTCGGCATCGTGACCAGCCGCCTTGATTCTGAGGAAGGCATGCTGTTCACTGCCCGAATCAGCGCCACCTCCGAAGGCAACGACATGCTCGAGCTGATCAAGGATGAGGCAGTAGATGCCGTCAGCGTCGGAGTCAACCCGATTGAGTTCAGTTACGACGACGAAGGCGTAATGGTGATTTCCAAGGGCGAGTGGGTAGAGTTATCGCTAGTCACGGCACCAGCGTTCAAGGGTGCTACGATTACAGAGGTTGCAGCGACCGAAGGCAAGTCCAACGACAAGGAGTCCCAACCAATGACCGACCAGACCGCCAGCGCCGCAACCGCCGCTGAAA